GTAAAGGTCGAGAAGGTCGACCACTTGTGTGCGTGAAGGTCTGAAACGATGACGTAGCTCATGCGGCACTCCGGTAAGATCCAGCCGGAACACGAACGCGCGGCTTCATTGGCACGACGTTGGTCGGGTCTTCGGTGACGATCGGGTTCTTTCTCGGACGACCGCGAGGGCGCTTGACGACACCGTCCTTGCGCTCGAGGTAGCGGACGCGAGCGCGAAGCTGGTCGATCTCGCTGGTCATTTCCTCATTGGCCAGGCGCACCAGTCGGTTTTCATCGACAAAGCCGTCAACAACGGTCTGCAGAAGCGACATGTCGCGGATGGTGAAGAAGAAATTCTCGCCGTCGATCTTCAACCGACGCTTGATATCGAGAGCCTTCTTGAGCCCACCGCCGAAGATGGTGCCGAACGTAGCTTGAGGAATCACCGTGCCGTCATCGAGGGTCTTCATCGCAGTCATTTTGTTTTATCTCCTAAGTCAGTATTGATTGACTAATATCTGAATAGCGCGACTCACATAGGGACGCAATCAATATTTACTTACCGCTAAAGGGAACTTAAAAGCCGCCCGAAGGCGGCTCTCAATTAGAAGCGAGCGAGAACCGTCTCCGCAAGCTCATCGAAATAGCCGACCTTGACCTCTGTCAGGAGATTTTTCGCTTTGGTGTCGGCAGACTGGTAGACGACACGCTCCTTCGAGCCACCCGTTGAGTCGGACTCGCTCGCAAGAATACGAATTATAGCGACCCGATCGCCCGAAAAGATTGCAACGACACTGGTGATCCGAATTGAGCCAAGTTGCTTGTTGGCCCTGTTCACCATCTGAGTAAGAAGGTCGGAGCGGGAATGGGTGCTGAAGTAGTGAGAGTCAGCAGCGTCATTGTCGCCCAGCCGCGGTGTCAGTGCGACAAGAGCTTTCATAGCTGCCGTCTTCTCGTAGCCAATCGCGACATACGATGCATCAGCAGGTGGCTCAATGGTGTAAACGCCATCATGCATAGACATCGTTGCTTGCGGCTTGAAATAAAACCCTTCCATGGAGATCTCCCTTGTCAGCGGATTTTTACTCTGCCGGGTATATGGTGGAAATGATTAAGCGGTAAATAACGCTGCGCAGCACCACCGCGGCGCTCGAAATTCAAATATTTGGTCTTCTTGCGGTCGAAGAAGTTTTCGATCCGAGTGATGTAGATATCGTCGTTCTGCTTTACGCGAACGCCAACCCAGACGATTTTGGCAAGACGGAGCTCGGTGATGGTTTCCTCATCGAGCGCCCAGGCCGCGACTTCCTTGCGCACGGCGTCGGAGTTGTTTTTCTCGCCGAACCGGAAGATCTGATCCAGCTTCCGGGCGGCGAGATAAACGTCTCTATTCGCAAAGTGATAAATGTGGCCGTAGATTCGACGACCGCGACGGACGATGGTTGTCTTCACTTTGGGTTTGCGCGCCATTCTCGAAGCCTTTCCATTCAAAAAGACCTTGCGCGCCTTTGATCGGGATCGGATGCTCAAGACGCTCCGGCTTGGTCAGGCGCCAGGCGTAACCGCCTTCGACGAACCATCCATACGAACGCTCCTCGCGCGTAATGTCGTCGAGGAACTCCGGATCGACCTGCTCGAAACTATCGAGGATGACCGTTCCGAGAAGGTAGCCCTTGGGCAGCTCCTCGAAGGCCGGCAGGTCGAGCGTCTGATAGAAGAATTGGAACTCCTCTTCATTGAACGCCTTCACCTGCTTTGGCAGGACGTTCTTTGTCGCGGCGATGCCAATCCTCTGACCGATCACAGATTTGGGTGGCGCCCAGGTCCGTGTCTCAAAGAATTTGAAACCGTGGACGATGAGTGTCGCCCACGGTTGCCAGATCGAAATTACCTTCATCAATTCTCTCCGATGATGCTGCGTCTTGAATAGACTGATTTTCATCGGAGACGCTAGCGAAAAAGCGAATTAGCGAATTACGCCGCGATTTCCATCTCAGCGTCTTCGTCGAAGCCTTCAGCTTCAGCAACGACAGGTGGCTCGAAGTTCGTCGGCAGCAGGGCCATCAGCTTCTTGAAGCCTGTCTCGCCTTCCGTCTCGATCTGACGGGCAAGCGTTTCCTTGGCGATCTGCTTGCCATCCCACATAACGAAGCCAGCCTGCTTTGCCTTGGTGATGAAGCCGTTGGTCTCGAGGAACTCGATCAAGGACCGCTGGCGATCGAACTTGCCGGTGCCGTCTTCCTGGAACATGAAGCGCCAGCTCGCCGACTGGAATGGTCGAGCGATCTTGTTCTTCTTGTAGGAGCCGGTCACTTCCATGCCGATAATCTCGGTGCCCTTCTTGATCTGAGCAGCCGACAGCCAGAGACGCTGCGAGAAGTAGAAGGCCGGCGAGTTGCCGCCTGTCGTCTTGCGCGGGTCGCCGAACTTGACGTTCAGATCCGTGCGCATCTGGTTGAGGAAGATCGCGCAGATGCCAAGCTCTTCGCAGTGCTGCGAGAAGGCAGGAAACGCATTCGACGTTGCACGGGCAAGCGCCGTGTTGTCGTTCATGTTGCGATCCTCGAGCGACTTGACGCCAACCGCCTTGCCGTTCTTCATCTCGTAGTAGGCCGACTGCGGCACCATGGCTGCCAGGCTGTCGAACACCCAGCAGATCGGCGCGTCCTTCTTGATCAGCTTGTTCTTGCGAACGTGGCTGGCCGCGACGACGCAGATTTGAAGGCTTTCCTCAAATGTCTTCGGCGTCTTGAAGACGAAGCGACCGGGTGTCACGTCGAGACCGAGGCGCGGTGCGAGCTTGAGCGAGAAGGAGCGCTCGTGGTCCATGAAGCCTGCAATGCCGCCCATCGACTGAGCGCCGGCCATGCCTGCGGTTGCGAGTGCTGTCTTGCCGGAGGACGGTGGACCGGCGATCTCGATCATGCGACCGACAGGAAACGCGCCCTGGTCCCAGTTCGAGTTGGATGCGTGGTCGAGAGGCGGAAAGCCCGACGGCAGGAAGGTATCAACCGTCACTTCCTGGTCGTTTGCTCCGATCGCTGCGGCGAGCGATGCTGCGATGTCTGCTGCTGATGCCATTTTGGTCTCCTTACTTGTCATCAATGAAATCGACGTCATTCAGCAAATCGTCAGAAGGTCCGAGGCCGTCATCTTCCTCGTCACCGTCTAAATCAATGCTGACTGACTGTGTTGGACGTGCGCGTTGCGCTTCCTTGGTGAGGCGTCCACCAATGTGTTTTGCCAGGGATCGGCCGTCCAGCGACGAAGGGTCGATCTGAACCGGCATTTGCGACGGCAGGATCGGTCGCAGGCCAAGATTGCCGATGCCCGGCTGCCAGGTCATCTTCAGCGTTTCCGGCTCAACTGGAACTTCGATGCTGTCGAGCGAGAACTCGCCGGACGTTGCCTTGGCAACATCACGAACAATATCAACCTTTTCCCAGATCTTTCTGATCGTTTCGGTGAGGTAGTATTGCGCCTTCGTGTAGTCTTCCTTGCGGATATCGTCGCCGTGCTTTTCAGCAACGCGCAGCAGATCGGCATAGGACTTCGCAATCTTGCCGACTGCGACCTCAAGAGCTTTCTTAGCCTCCGACATAGGTGCGATCCTTCTTCATGTCGTAGAGCGCGGCAATGACCACGTAGAGCCAGAAGATCGGCCAGAAGGTCGCGGCCAGCACAATGCGCCAGTTTGAACCTCTACGTGTCGAAATCGCGTGGCAGACGCCGATATATACGGTGAAAACGAACATCACGGCGTAGATCCAGATGGCGCCGAGACTCAAAATGATTGCGGTCATGCCGCGAGCTCCTCTTGCAGGTGGTGAAAGGCTGGGAAGACAGAAACGAAGCTCTCGAGATCCTTGGTGATCGAGCGGAACATCAGCTTGTTGCAGAAGGTCCGGAAGCGCTCGAGGTCGGGCTCACCGGCGTCAACGCGCAGGTTGACCGGGTCCGGACGCATCTTCGTGCGCAGATCCATAAGCTTGCGATTGCGGATGAAGGCGAGCTGCTTGTCCTCGCTCTCGGCGAAGTCGCGGAACTTCTTCGGCACCTTCTTCGGATCGAGCGTCTTGTCCATCAGCATGTTGCAGAAGTTGGACGTCGAGCCGTAGGTGTTGAGGAAGTCGATCGCGCCCTTCTCACCGATACCACCGACACCCGGCACGCTGTCGCCCTGGTCGCCGGCCAGGCACTTCATTTCCACGAACTGCTCAAAGCTGTCGAGCTTGACGTCGATCGCCTTTTCCATATCGGCCGGCTTCATGATCTTGCGGTCGTTGATCGGATCGACCCAGATGATGTTTGGCGTGACGATCTGGACCCAGTCCTTGTCGCCAGAGACCAGAATGACCTTCGCGCCCTTGGCTGCGTAGCGATCACCCATGATGGCAGCCAGGTCGTCAGCTTCCATGTTCGAAGCGCGCACCTGGGGCATGCCGATGAGCTGCATTGCCTTCCTGATCGCAGGCATCTGCTTCTCGGCAGCTTTCTTGTTCTCTGCAGCCTTGATCGCCGAAGGGGTATCTTCCTTCTTGCGCGCAGACTTGTAGTCGGGGAAATCCATGTAGCGCCAGCTCGCACCATCCCAGAGGACGGCAGGCTTGGCTGTCGGATAGATCGAGATCAACTTCCGGACGATCTTGATGAAATGGTAGATGGCCTGCACCTGCGTCTCGCCGACCTTGAGCGGCTTCGCGTTGCTGGCTGCATGAGCAATGTTCATGCCGTCGATCAATAGGTATCGGCTCATAAAAGACCTTCGATGTAATAGGGGAGGGGCGTCAGGAGGTCGCGGAACGAACGGAGACATGGCAACCTCCTGACGAACAAGCCCGGCAGCGCGACGTGCCGGGCCAGAGATCACTGCGCTTTTACGCGCGGCGCAGTGACGACTTAGATGCTGTCCAGGTCTGCAAGGACGTCGTCGAGGTCGTTGTCATCGAGGACAACGTCTTCTTCAACGACAGCAGGCTTGGACGAAGCCTTCTGAGTTGTGGGAGCAGCCGCCTTGGTCGTGACGACTTCTTCCTTTTCTTCGGTCTCGAACGGCGCTTCGTCGAGATCAGCAGCGTCTGCCAGTGCGTCCGCATCAACGTCCGGATCGACCTGAGCTGCACGCGAGGTCAGTGCTGCGGTCGGCGTCTTGTTGCCGAGACGCGGAATGCTGACCTGTGCGACCTGGGCGATGAAGTTCAGCGCCTTCTGCTCATCACCGCGGAAGAACTCCTTATTGATGTGGCTGGTCAGGTCATGCACTTCCTTCAGGTGCGCCTTCGTGACGGGCTTCGACTGACCCGGCGCGATGTTGACCGTGTATTCGGTGTTGAGACCCTTGCCAGCGCGGGTGATGGCGATATCCATGCCAGCCTGTGCGTCGAGAACGTCTTCGCCTTCTTCGGCATACTGCTGAATGATGTTGAGGACAGAACCGAACGTGCCGGTCGTGATCTCGAGGATCTGCACCTTGTCCGGA